CATGGCAGAAGAAGATTTTTATAAATGGTTTTTGGTTATCATTCTTTAAGATTATTCTATTAATTATTGTATCAGGAATTTACTTTCAGGTGGTAAAATAAAAGGAGGATTAAAAATATGGATTTTACTTTCACAAATGGAGCTACCCGAATTAAGATGAAGGTAGTGGATGGTAGTAATACCAAAACCTATTTAATTCGAAAAAGGGATTTGGATATATACTATGAAGGAAATAATGTTGTCATTTTTTGGAATGCTACCGGATCAGGGAAATTTATGAATCAATGGGAGATTAATTATAGTGATGTTTCCTCCCCTTCGGTAAGTAGTGCAGAGGATTTAGCCGATCAGTTGCAAACGTGGGCTGATGAAGTTGATGAAGGGAATGCCGATGATTGGTATAACGAAAGGGACATGCGAACGGATTTTGTCCCTATTGTGGATGAGGATAACGTAACAGCTCAAAAAACTTATTCCCCATTGATGGATATGGAGGGGTTTTATTATTTTGTAGCACAATGTATCGGGTCTGATGACTCCTCTTCTGGAGGGGTTGCTTTCAAAATGTTTGTTACGGGGGATCCTGATGCTTCTGCTCCCACCGATGGATCAGACCCCGACGCAGAGTATTGGAATGAGATTACGAGTGATGTCTTTTCCAGTACTCCGGTAGAAGTGGGGGCTGGAGGGAGTGCAGAAGCTGCTATTGCCCGGCAATATACTCCTCGTCAATGGGCTAAGGTGGTGGTGCAATACACTCCTACCAGTGATACGAATAGTGTAAAGATATTATTCAAGAAATTCTAAATAATACAGGAGGAATCAGAAATGTATGGATTCACAATAGTAGTTCCAACGGAAGAAAAACAAGAGGCTGTTACATTAACTTCCACCCAGGAGAATATGATATTGCAGTTCTTTGCTGATCGTTATACTCCGTTTCAGGTACATATGAGGATGCATATCCCGGAAAGTTTGGTAAGGGAGTATTATGATAAGTTTCGGGAAGTGGATATTCATTTACAAGAGGCCGCCAAAACATTGAAATCTCCTAAACAGGCAGATTTGGTATCGGAGGTAGGTAAGAAGGTTAAGGATGTATCCTCAACATATCTCACTAAGGTGGTATCCACGGCTATCAAATACAGTACGGGAAAGGCTGATGGGACGGTCAGTAAATATGTTTCAGCGGTAAAGGATATGGAAGTGGGGGAAATGGAATCTGTTGACGGTGATCTGAAAAAAGGTTGATTATGTATGACGAAGAGATACAAGCGTATTTAGCTGAATTAAGGAAGTTTAATGAGACTGCCAGCGATGAAGAGAAATTAGCTATCGTAAAGGCAGCCGTAAAAGAATGTTGTGATGAGTAGTCCGTTATATCCGAGGAAACCTATATTTCAGCTCGACTTTTCCCAAGGGGAGTATGGAGTCCGGCGTGCCGGCGGTGTGCCTAATAACGTAGAGTTTGATGGTGAGAAGGCTGTGTTTGATGGGCAAGTTGATTCATCTGATTATATTATAGTTGAATATCCAATAATAGAAGAAGCAATATATTCTGTTAGAATAAAATTTACTCTTGCTGAAGATGCTGACTTATCTCATATAAATTATTTGTATAGTGGTTTTAAGAATGTTTGGAGTAATAATGTCCGGATTGATACAGACTGTAATTTACAAATGGCTGGATTTCTATTTGCTTATCTTAATGGGGAAAATATAAACATCCCGTATAGTGTGAATAAAGGAGATTTGTATGATTTAATTGTGATTTTAACTGCTGTTAATATAAAGAATTTTGTATTTTGTTGCTATGCTGATACTTATCGTTTAGGATTTAAGGGGTCGGTGGATTTGATTGAAATTTATGATGGAGAACTTACAGCAGAAGAAGTATCCCTTTTATACCAATCTAAGCTATACCAAAAACCCACCCTCAACAGCTTATTAGATATAACATCGGCAAGGGGTGTGATTGAAGATAAGGCTGGGAATAGTTTTACAAATAATGGTGTTGAGGTAGTAAGAGATGGCAGCCAGTGGGTGATGAAGTATTCTTCTGCCAACATTACAGCTTCTCCGTCAGGGAGTTACAAGGCCGTTGCTTTTTGGTTAAAACCCGACAGTGATACAGAACAAATAATCAGAATTGGCAGTAATGACATAACCGTTTCCTCCGGCACATTGACAGCGAGTTGGGCGGATGATATATTTGTCAACGGAGTTGCGGGGACATCTATAACAGAGAGGAAATGGCAGAGAGTTGTTGTAAGAGTTGATACTGCACTAAATATATCTTCAATAGATATAGGCCATACATCGTCTTATTATAACGGGCTTTTGGCAAATATAAAAGTTGTTGAGTCTATGACGGATGAACAGATTATGAATGATTTTAACGCAGAACGTAAAGCATTTAACGTATAAGATATGGCAGCTACAAAAGTATTTGATATAGATTTTCGTAAGGGTAGCCTTATTTCAGAAGAAGGTGTGGTTGGTAGTCCTTCAGGTTCGTATGAGTTTGTAAGGACGGAGAAGGGCTATGTAGTAAATGGTGGTAAAATTTTCTTTGGTAATGTAGGGGATTATAGTACAGATGGTAGTTTTTCCATTATTTATATTGTAATGTTAGAAGATAAAAGTACGAACGGATTTTTGTTTTCTACTGAATATCCAATTGTAAATTATAGCGTATATTTAAATTGGAATGCTACATATGGATTTGGTATTCATTTAAAAGGAAATGTAACTGTATCTTTATATTTATCATCATTTAATCCAGATAAGATAAATTTAAATAAATTTTATTTAATTCGGGGTAGTTATAATATAGATAATTCAGAATTTTCTTTATATGTATATGACTATAATGGTAATTTGATTGGGAGTAATTCAACAACGGTTTCTACATACGGGGGCATTATTCAAAGCAATAAATTGACAATAAATTATAGTCCGTTCGTAGATGTTTTATCCACCAAACTTTATTACAATGGTATAATAGACAATGACATATTCGACAACATCCTCTCTGACTTTGTAAATTCATCACCAACCGGCAAACCCATACAATATCATAACTTCACCTTTCCAACCAAACCTGCTATTGTCTCCAAAGATGGTTTAGTATTCAAGCTTCCACCTCAGATCACAGGTAATAAGGTAGTCAATGCAGTAGCTGGTGGGGAGGATATAGTAGGGACAGCAACACAGGTGGATCAGGCTGTGGATGGGTTGGTGAGTAAAGGACCGGGAAGTAAGGTTGATTTTGGTAGTAATATATTGGTGGCTATAACGGAGTGGACGGTACAGTTTGTTATTGACAATTACGATAGTTCTGTTGGTGGTTGGGGAAGTATTTTAGGAAACGCCGGAGCATATCCTTATGTAGCTTTAAATTTGGCTGGCTACTTAGGATTTCGTTCTCGTAATTTAACTTATTACAAATTTACTGATTCTCTTTTGGGGAGTGGAAATGAAATTCTTGTTTCTATGTTGACCAATAAGATATCAATAGTAACTTTGTCTTGTGATAGTTCAAAAATATATGTTTACTTAAATGGTGTTTCGCATGGTTCTTTTTCCGTTGATAACCCATTATTTAATATCGTAAGAATTTTCCAGGGATATACAACAATTGCACAAACTCCCAAACTCAAACTCATTGACCTCGAAGTATATAACAAAGCATTGGATGAATCTCAGATCAAAGAATACCATAACCAATATCTCAGTAAGTTATATCTCAATGAAGATTTCTTACGGTATCCGGTAGGTGGCAAAGTATTTGGTGAATGGATCAATGGAACTGGGGAATACAGCGTTGATGAATTGGCCAGCGATGACAGTGTATTAAATTATTTGACCAAAGGAACTAAGTATTTGCAATGTGATACAGCAGGGACGATAGCTATTCCATCGAAGAAGGCGTATGGACGGTGGGAGTTTGATATGTATAAAGGAACTAATGGGTCTGTACTACATATCGGTTTTGTAGAATCTGATTTAACAAGACCTTTTTATTATGAATTTATATTTTATTATGATGAGGCAATCCTGTTTATGAAAAATTCAGTAACTGTTTTATTTAGAAGTTCGGTTTCATACATATCAATTCAAACCTGGTACCGCATCCGCATAGACCGTGCTCCCGATGGTGAATTTTCGGTTTATATCAAAGGTGGATCATTTGGGGACACATGGACACTGGTTGATACGACAGGAGGATCAGATTCCAATCCTGTGACAGACAATACATACATTGAATCAAAGTTCTTTGTTCTGGATTTGGATGCTGGTGACCGGATTGCAAATATAAAAATATGGGAAGGAATACCGTTGACTGAATAAGGAATAAAGATATGGATGAAAAGGATAAAAGGATACAAGTATTAGAGGAGCGGATTCAAACTCTATCTACTATAACCGCTCGGGCATCACTGGCCGCTCGATTGGGGTTGCAGTATGATGGTAATAGGAATGTCTATCAAGCTCTTGGATATCCTACTACGGAGATTTCTTTTACTGATTATCTTAAACGATACCTCCGTCAGGATATTGCTAAAGCAATTATTGATCGCCCGGTAAAGGCTACTTGGCAAGGGGATATTGAGTTAATTGAAACCAATGATGAAGAGAGGACTTCCTTTGAAAAGTCTTGGATTGATTTATTTCGTGACTTTGGATTGAAATCGGTATTATCAAGAGCAGACAGATTGGCAGGGATTGGAAAATATAGTGTTCTCTTGCTTGGATTTGATGACGTAGCTAAGATTGAGGATTTTTCCAAACCAGTAAAGAAGGGAAAAAGGAGATTGGTTTATATTAAACCCTTTGGAGAAGATTTAGCAAAGATAAATTCCTACGTAAATGATAGTAGGGATTCAAGATATGGATTACCTGAGTTCTATGATATTGAGACAACTGATCCAGCTTCCAAAGAGTCAAGATCGGTGAGAGTTCATTATACAAGGATAGTACATATTGTTGAAGATTTGTTAGAATCTGAAGTGGAAGGTGCTCCAAAATTGCAGGCGGTTTATAATCGGTTGATGGATTTGGAAAAATTGATTGGTGGTGATGCTGAAATGTTTTGGAGAGGGGCTCGTCCCGGATATCAGGGGAAAGTTGATCCTAATTACCAAATGACCTCTAAAACAGAAGAGGATTTAAAGGATCAGATTGATGAATTTGAGAATAACCTTCGTAGGATATTGGTAAATGAAGGTATTGAATTCAAAGCGTTGGATCAACAGTTAGCCGATCCATCAGGACATGTTGCCATTCAAATCCAAATGATTTCAGCAGTTACCGGTATCCCTCAGCGGGTATTACTTGGAAGTGAACGTGGGGAGTTAGCATCATCGGAAGATAGGGGAGAGTGGATGATGTTTATTCAAGCAAGGAGAGAGGATCATATAGAACCTCATATTCTAAGACCTTTGGTTGATAGATTCATTGAGTATGGAGTTTTACCAAAACCTGCCGATAGGTATACTATTAAGTGGGATGATCTTTATTCAATGAGTGAAAAGGCAAGGGTTGATATTGGGAAAGCAAGAGCAACCGCTCTTAGGGAATATACTCTTAATCCTATGGCTGAAGCTATTATCCCGCCGAGTACATTTATGCAATTCTTCCTTGGGCTTACTTCTGATCAGATTGAGTTAATTAATAAAATGAGGTCAGCGGAGATTGAAGAAGAAGAGTTGACTCAGGCTATTGTAGATCGGATGAAAGGGCAAGCTATGACTCCAGATGGTAAAGTTCAAAAGGAATTAGAAAGAAGTGTGGAAAGATGATCGAAGTAAAAACATATCAACATACTCGTGATCATCACCGAATATATACTCTCGCGGAATATTCTCGGTATGATCCTACTCGGACCACTTCCCTTCGGAATACTTTTGCTCGGGCAATGCGGGTAAGATTTAAGAAGGTGATGAAGGAAATAAAGAAAGTGGTAAATGAGGATGATGTATTTGGATTAAAAGAACAACCTGCTGTTTATCAATCTCCTGGATACAGAGCATATCAGTTCCTTACTACAGAAGAGAAGATAGCTGAATTTATGAATTGGTTGAGACAATTGATAAAGAAGGATATTTTGGAAATAGGTACAATGGAACAAATTGGGTATCCTTTACATGGGGCTTGGACTGATTTGTATGTATTGGAAGCTTATAAGAGAGGGATTGCTCGATCGAGATTAGAGATGAAAAAAGCAGGTTATGATATTCCTTCTTTAGAGGAAACCGGTGGAATAGGGGCTTCTATGAGAACTCCCTTCCACTTGGATAGGGTTGGAATTCTTTATACAAGGGTATTTACTGATCTTATTGGGGTAACTGATGCTATGGCTAATCAAATATCACGGGTACTGGCGGAAGGAATGATAATGGGGGATGGTGCTCGGGTTATTGCTAAAAAATTAGTTGCTACCATTGAAGGGACAGGAATAGGAAAACTTGGGATAACTGATACTCTTGGGAGATTTATACCAGCTATGCGAAGGGCTGAAATGATTGCTCGTACAGAGTTAATCAGGGCTTTTCATATGGCAAATGTTCAGGAAATGAGGAATTGGGGAGCAGTTGGAGTAAGAGTACAAGCAGAATTTCTTACTGCTGGTGATGATAGGGTTTGTGATATTTGTGCAAGTTTGGAAGGTAAGATATACACTTTGGATGAAATAGAGCCTATAATACCTTTACACCCGAATTGCAGATGTCTTGCACTTCCAGTTTTGGAAAGAGATGTAAAACAAAAAGAATAGGAGGATTAAAAAATGCCTTGGTCTACAAAAGATGTTGATAAACATATCAAAGGACTTTCTGACAAACAGAAAAAGCAGTGGGTCCGAATAGCAAATTCCGTTAGGGATAAATGCCTGAAAGATGGGGGGAGTGAAAAAGATTGTGATGCTAAAGCAGTAAAATACGCTAATGGTGTATTAAGTTCTAATGTTGGAGTTCAGGAAGATGTTTTCCTTACGATGGATTCTGATCCGTTTGCTCAAGGATATGAAGCGGAGGAGAAGACTTTGAACGGGAGGGATTATTTGGTTGTCCCTGTGGTAATGATCACGGAAGGAGTTCATATAGGAAGTGCTGGAGCGGTTCTTCATACTACAGAGGAGCTTGGAGAAGTGACTGATGCATGGAATGGCATTCCTGTAATGTTGAATCATCCGAAAGAGGATGGAACCTTCATATCCGCTAATTCCCCAGAGGTGTTGGAGCAGTATGAAATCGGTAGGGTGTTTAACACAATATTAGATGGGACTAAATTAAAAGCAGAGGCTTGGTTAGATGTAGAAAGATTAGAGGAGATTTCCCCTGAGCTTTTGGATATGGTAAAAGCTGGGGAGGTGATAGAAGTATCAGTTGGGGCATTTTCCGATAATGAAGAAGTGGAAGGGGAATGGAATGGAGAAGAGTATCATTATATTGCTCGGAATTATCGTCCAGATCACCTTGCTTTACTTCCCAATCTCGTTGGAGCTTGTTCCATAGATGATGGTTGTGGAGTTAGGGTAAATCAGGGGGTGGAAGATGAGTTATTTGTAAACGTTCAGTATATTACCAATGCTCTTAAATATGATGGAACAGAATCTACCAAATGGAAAGCTCCTTCCCTCAAAGATTTTGGGGTTGATAAGAATTGGGATGAATTAAGTACTAAGGAAAAAGGAAGGATAGCTGCTCATTACTTAATAGGATCAAGTTCTGTTGAGACTTTTGAGGAGTTAAAATTGCCTGTAGTCAATCCAAAAACTGGAAAGCTCAATGAACATGCTTTAAGAGCCGTTATAGGGGGTCGTGGGGCTCAGGTAAAGGGAGTATCCAGTAATATTGTATCAGCAGCAAGGAGAAGAGCTTATAGCCTTTTAAACAAGGAATTTGATGCTAAATTAAAAGCACCACAGAACTTAATTGAATCAGAATTAGTATCTTTGGTGAGAAATTTAGGATATAACGTAAGTTCTTTTCAGATAAATGAAAAAACCGGATATAGGGAAATTGTTGATGCTTTCTATCGGATTTTTGATAGTATGAATTCAGAAACAGCTTGGTATTATCCGGAGGAGGTTTATGATGATGAAGTTGTTTTTGTGAAGAATTCAAATGGGGAATCTACTTACTGGAAGCAATCCTATACATTCGAAGGCGGGAAAATCGAATTGGTAGGGGAGCCAAAGGAAGTTAGAAAAACCATTGAATATATTTCTAATTGTCAAATAAAAAAGGAGGATGACATGACTAAGAAAGCAGAAAATGCCTCTATTGAAAAAAAGGTAAATGACCTTATTACCAATAGTGAAGGAAGGTTTACTGAAGAAGATAGAGAGGCGTTGATGGGATTAAGTGATGGTCTTCTTGATAAGATTGCTAAACCAATGGAGACGTTTTCCCCATCCTTCAATAGAGCATAAACTTCCTCTCCCCTAACGGTTACCCAAACCTGAAC